AAAAAAAAGCAAAAAAAAAAAAAAAAAAAAAAAAAAAAAAGGAGGAAAAAAAAAAAAAAAAAAAAAAGGAGGAAGAAAAAAAAAAGAAAAAGAAAGAAGAGGGGAAAGAGGGGAAAAAAAAAGAAGAAAGTAAAAAAAAAAAAAAAAAAAAAAAAAAAAAAACAAAAAAAAAAAAAAAAAAAGAAAAAAAAAGAAAGGCTAATGAAATAAAAAAAAATACAAATAAAAGTAACAATCAATGAATTTAAAAAAATAAGCAAAACTAACCAATACTACTATAGCAATAAATTGAAGCAAAACTCTTAACTGCATAAGTTTATTTGAATATTTTTTGCTAGTTTCACCACCCTTGAACAAGGTTCCTATTCCTAAGATCAAGACAACTGCTACAACTATTAAAAGCACAATACCTAAAATTTTAACTAATGTTCCTGTTATCATAAAACTATTGTAGAATAATTTTTAATAAAAAAAACATAATAAAAACATCTATGACACTTTGTCTATCAACTACAATTATTAAGCCAGAAAAAGATATATCAATTAATAATGCTATTATTTTACTGCATGGCTATGGTGGTGATGGAAAAGACATAAGTATGCTGACCTTAAATTGGAAAAGATTTCTACCCAATACTATTTTTTTATGTCCAGATGGTCACGAAGAATGTAAAATTAACCCAGCAGGTTTTCAATGGTTTGATTTAACTAAAGATGATCCAAGTTATATTCTAGAAGAGTCCAAAAAAGCAGAAAATAAACTTCAAAAATATATTGAAGAAGTTAAAAGTGAGTATAATCTTAAAAATTCTCAAATTTGCTTATCAGGATTTAGTCAAGGATGTATGATGTCTATTAATTTAGGTTTAACAAGCAATCAAAACTATAATTGTATTGTTGGTTTTTCTGGTAAAATAATAAATCAAGATGATCTTAGTAAAAGAAAAACTTCTTCAACTAAAATGCTCTTGATACATGGTGATAAAGATGAAGTTGTTTCACCAACATTCTTATTAGAAGCAAAAGATTTTCTAATTAGAAATAATATTGAAATTGAAACAAAAATGATAGAAAATTGTGAACATCACTGGACAAAATATTATAAGTATGTTAATATAAATTATATTAAAAATAATTATACTAATATATATAAATTATTTTTAGTAGTTGATAGTTATTATAATAAACATGATAAAGATACTATTACTAAACTAGAACTACTAATAGAATATAATACTAATTATTTATTACAAGATTCTGAAAGATCTAGAACTATCAGAATTACTTGATAGAATCTTAACAGAAGAAATAGAAAATGTAGATAGCATTACAAATCTTCTTGAAGAGCATAGAAGAAGATCCCTTGCTGGTGATATAGCTAAACTTGCTTTAGATGTAGAAGAAGGTAGTGCTGATGTTAAAGAACTTATGGAAAAGTTTTCTAACTTTGAACATCAAGAAGTAGAAGTAGACCAGCCTGATCCAGTTAACATGGAACTAGCTGACTTACACAAAGCTCAGATAGGTACACCAGGATTGAGATGGAGACTGAACTGGCTTAACAAGTCTCTAGGTTCACTACGTAAAGGTGACTTTGGTTTCATCTTTGCTAGACCAGAGACAGGTAAGACTACGTTTTTAGCTTCAGAAATAACTCATATGGTTCAACATACAGATGGTGATATTATATGGTTTAACAATGAAGAGCAAGGTAAAAAAGTTGCTATTCGTTGTTATCAAGCAGCACTAAACTTGACAAGTAAAGAATTATTTGATAGTATAGAAGATAATAGTACTAAGTACAAAGACATGACAGGCAACAGAATAAAAATATATGACTTTGAAGATTCATCTAGTACTGGTAGAATAGAACAGATACTAAAAGAATCTAATCCATCATTAATTATCTTTGACCAAATGGATAAGATAAAAGGATTCAAGTCAGACAGACATGACTTGCAACTAAAACAATTGTATCAATGGGCTAGAGAGTTAGCTAAAACATATGCTCCAGTAATTGCAGTATCACAAGCTGGAGGTACTGCAGAAAATAAACTGTGGTTAACAATGGATGATGTTGATAGCAGCAAGACTGCAAAACAAGGTGAAGCTGATTGGATACTTGGTATTGGTAAAGAACAAGACAACACAAGTCATATGAGATTCTTAAATATAAGTAAAAACAAATTACTAGGAGACTCAGATTCATTACCAGATTTACGACATGGTAATCAATCTGTAATTATTAAACCAGAAACAGCGAGGTATATAGACCAATGAAATACTTAACACTAGATGTAGAAACAACTATTAGTAATAAAGGTAATGCATTTGACCAGACTAATAAACTTATGTATGTTGGTTTGTCTGGTAAAAAAGTATATGATATTGAATACTCCGTTGACCCCTACAAGGAATTGCTAGAAGACATTCAAATCGCTGTGAATGATGCAGATGTGCTTGTAGGGTTTAACATTAAATTTGACTTGCATTGGTTACAAAGATATGGTATAGTATTCAAAGATAAAAGAATATGGGATTGTCAATTAGTACAATTCATACTTGACAATCAAGCTAATCCATATCCTTCTTTGAATAGAGTAGCAGAATACTATGAACTTGGAACTAAACTAGATGAAGTAAAAGAAAACTATTGGAAAAACAATATAGATACTGAAAAGATTCCAAAGGAAATCTTGGAAGAATACTTAATACAAGATGTAGAACTTACTGAAAAGATTATGTACAAACAAATGGAAGAACTTAACAAACGTCCAGAACTAAAACGTTTGGTATCATTACATAATCAAGACCTAATGGTTCTACAAGAAATGGAATACAATGGACTTAACTTTGAATATGACTGGAGTAATACACTTGGACAAGAACTCGAAGAACAAATTAGTAAGCTTAATAATAGATTACACAATTATCACAAGTACGATGATTTTAATCCCAATAGTGTGGATCATCTTAGTGCTTTCCTTTATGGTGGAGCAATTAAATCTAGGCGTCAGATACCTGCTGGAACGTATAAGACAGGTCCTAAAAAAGACCAGCCAAAATTTAAATGGGAAGATTACACAATTCCAATGGAAAGACGTGTGCCACCTATTCCAGGTACAGAGTTATCTAAAGAAGGTCTGTACTCAACTGACGAAAAGACTCTCAAAAGTCTTAAAGGAACTAAAGAAGCTCAAGAAATTCTAAACATATTACTTACTAGAGCTACTTTAGAAAAACGAATGTCAACATATTATTATGGATTGACAAAACTAACAGACCAGATGAACTGGACTAAAGGAAAAATACATGGACAACTAAATCAATGTGTAGCAAAAACAGGTAGGTTAAGTAGTAGTAAACCTAACTTACAGAACTTTGATGGAGAAATAAAAACTTTATTCACTAGTAAATTTAAGGAGACAGTATGACAAACGCCCCAGTATATTATGTAGTAGCATTAGTATTAGGTTTAGGTTTTGCTTTATCAATATATAGTGACTCAAATAGTGCTATATATTCTTGGGATCATCTTATTGCTGATGAAGCACCTTTACCAGAAATAGATGCAGTACCATTTATAGAGATTCCACCTTTACAGGAGAACTAAATGAAAACTGATTATCTTGTTCAAGAAGAAGATGAAGAAAAAGAAGCACAAGAAGAAGCACATAAACATTTTGTTAGTTTAGAATTTAGCCACTTAGTATTAACTGAAGGACCTACAGTAGCTTTAGGATTACTAAGTAATGAGGCTAGAACAGAACTATCACAATCAATTATTAACAACTATCATAAAAGATTAGTCGAAGCTAATTCAGGATTATAATATGTTACTTAATGCAGATGCAAAACAATTAGAATGGGTTGGAGCTACTTACTTATCTCAAGATAGCACAGCTATCAAAGAGATACTAAATGAAGTAGACCAACATTCTGATAATCAAAAAAGATTTGGATTACCAGATAGATTGACAGCTAAGACTTTTGTATTTAGATTAATCTATGGTGGGAGTGCGTACTCATACGCAAACGACCACAACTTCAAAGATATAGGTAATGAATCTTTTTGGCAGAATGTAATTGATGAATTTTATGTAAAGTACAACGGATTAAAAAAGTGGCATGATGAAATATTCTTTCGTGCAAAACGAGATCAATATTTAGTTATGCCTACAGGACGAAGATATGATTACAAGCCTGAAATAAATAGTCAAGGTAATGTAAAGTATCCTCGAACACGAATACTAAACTATCCTGTTCAAGGATTAGGTGCTGACTTAATGACAATTGCTAGAGTATCATTAAGAAACAGACTTAAAAACAAACCAGGTGTTGAATTAATTAATACAGTACATGATTCAATAATGCTTGACTTTGATGAAAAAGTATGGGATAATAATAGTATAGTCAAAGTAGTAGACAAATGTTTTAATGACGTACCTGAAAACTTTGAGAAGTTATTCGGAGAAAAATTCAACCTTCCCATGAGAGTTGAATGTCAAATTGGACCATCATGGGGTAACATGGAGATTATAAATGCAAATTAATGTAATTGATGTAGGTAGTTTAAATACACATTCTGCAAAGAATGGTAGGCAATATCAGTCTATTGAAATAACTTACAAAAATGAACAAGGTCAAGCTCAATCAAAGAAGCTAATGTCGTTCAGTGCACCAGATGTTTTTAAAGCAGCTCAGTCTTGGACTAAAGGAGACAGCGTTAACGTGGCTACTAAGAAAGATGATAATGGTTACTGGCAATGGACAAAGATACTTGCTGATGGTGAACTAGATACCCAAGCAACGTCAGGCAGTTCAGTCAAACCTGCTAACACAACAAGGGTTACAGGTAGTAATTATGAAACTAAAGATGAAAGAGCCGCTAGGCAAGTAATGATTGTACGTCAATCGTCTCTTTCTAATGCAGTAGCTACCTTTGCAGTTGATGGTAGTAAAGCTACAGCTAATGACGTAATCAGTCTAGCAAAGCTGTATGAAGGTTATGTATTGGGATCTGAAGTAACGACATCTATTGATGACTTACCAGACGATATACTAATCTAATGAAAGCACTAATTGACCATGATCTAGTGTGTTTTCGAAGTGCTGCAAGTGCTGAGAATGATGACTTAGGTATTGCTATCTATAGAGCAGAGCAATTGTTAGATAGTATTATTGAAAAAACAAAAGCAACAGAATACCGAGCTTTTCTTTCAAGTCCTACTAACTTTCGTAAAGATGTATTACCTACTTACAAAGCTAATAGGACAGCACCTAAGCCTAAGCATCTTCAAGCTCTTAAAGATTATGCACTAGAAAAGATGGGAGCTGAAACAGCTAGAGAAGGGTTGGAGGCTGATGATGAAATGTCAATAAATCAAACTGAAGATACAATCATTTGTACTCTTGATAAAGATTTATTACAAGTTCCTGGCAAACATTTCTCATGGGAAATTAGTGGTAAGAACTGGACAAGACCTGATAAATTTGTAGAACAAACAGAATTAGAAGGTCTTCGTCTATTCTTTGAACAATGCATAAAAGGAGATTCTTCAGATAATGTTGTAGGTATTAAAGGTTTAGGTGATAAAAAATCTAAACAAATGTTATCAGGTTGTGAAACACCTGAAGAAATGTTTATTATTGTGCAAGATTTATATAATGACGATAACAGATTTATTCGTAATGCATCATGCTTATGGATGAAACGATACTTAGAAGATAACTGGAAGGATAGATTTAATGAATTTCAAAAGCAAACTGGAGGAGAAAGCATGGAAGATCCTCAAGACGAATTTTCCGTCAGTTAAATATGAGCCAGATGTAATCAATTATATTCAACCTATTAAACATAGGAAATATAATCCTGATTTTAAAATGGCAAAGAATGTCTACATAGAAGCTAAAGGTAAACTTGATTTAGCTACTAGACAAAAGATGGTTTGGTTTAAAGAATGTAATCCTGAAGTCACCATAATATTCTTGTTTATGAATCCAGACAACAAGATAACCAAACGTAGTAAAACAACATACTGGCAATGGGCTGAGAAAGAAGGGTTCATGTGGCTAGACTTTAGAAAGGATTGGATAAATGATTATAAAAAACTTAGTAGAGAATGAAGATGGTAGTGTTGACTTTGATTTTAAAGTTGATAAAAATGAAAATGAATTTCTAATAAACTATGCAGTTAAAGCTTTAATGAGAGAAGGTATAATTAAAGCTACTGATGATGAAATGAATGAAGCTGAAATGAATATTAAACTTAAGGAGACATTACAATGAAGCATTTAGTAATCCCTGATACTCAAGTAAAGCCAGGCATTAGCCTAGACTACTTGCGTTGGATAGGACAATATGCTGCTGAAAAACAACCAGATGTAATTGTACATATAGGAGACTTTGCAGATATGCCTAGCCTTTCTTCATATGATACAGGTAAGAAATCATTTGAGGGTAGAACATATAAAGCTGACATACGTGCTGCATTAAAAGGAATGGAAACATTACTTGAACCTATCAAACGTTTAAATAAAAAACTAGCAAGATCTAAAAAGAAACTTTACAAACCTAAAATGGTGCTTACACTAGGTAACCATGAAGATAGAATTACTAGGGCAGTTGAGTATGATAGAAAATTAGAAGGTCTTGTAGACTTAGGAGACTTAAAATATGAAGAGGCTGGCTGGGATGTTATTCCTTATTTGGACGTTATCAGTATCAACGGCATTGCTTACTCTCACTATTTTGCTTCTGGTGTCATGGGTAGACCGATTACTTCAGCTAATGCTCTCTTAACTAAGAAACATATGTCTTGCTTTGCAGGTCATCAACAAGGTAGACAAATAGCTTATGGTAGACGAGCTGATGGTACAGAAATGACAGCTATTATATCAGGTAGTGCTTATGTACATGATGAAGAGTATCTATCACATCAAACTAACCAGCATTGGAGAGGAATTTATATGCTTCATGATGTTAAAGATGGTAGCTTTGATGAGATGGCAGTATCAATGAAATACTTAAAAGAAAAATTTGCTTGACTTTTAATGCAAAGTATGATATACTATTATGAAAGCACCGGAAACTATTGATAATGAATAAAATATTATTTAGCAAAAAAACTGATAATTGGTCAACTCCTATTGATTTGTATAATAAATTAAACTCAGAATTTAATTTTACATTTGATCCATGTCCTTTAAATGCAAAATTTGATGGGTTAAGTATTGACTGGGGAAAGTCTGTATTTGTAAACCCACCTTATTCAAACATAAAAGGTTTCTTAGAAAAAGCACAAAAAGAATTAAATAAAAAATCAAACATAATTGTTTTTTTAGTTCCGTCTAGGACAGACACAAAATGGTTTCATGAATTTGTTTACCATAAAGCAGAGATAAGATTTATTAAAGGCAGGCTTAAATTTGGGGACTCTAAAAATTCAGCTCCATTTCCAAGCATGATATGTGTTTTTAAAAAGGATATGGTATAATATGGATAAAGCTAGTAAAAAACAAATAGGTGGGTCTCATTACAAAGATTATGAAATTCAACCTATAGAGTTTATACATAAAAATAACATACCTTTTATAGAAGGATGTATTATTAAGTATATTGTTAGATGGAAAGATAAAGGTGGTATTCAAGACCTAAATAAATGTATACACTACTTAGAATTACTAAAAGAACTACATAAGGACACTAATAATGATTCATTACGTAATGGTAATTAGTATTATGCTCACTCCTGTAGGTCCAAGTGATTGGAAATACATAGGACATTTTGTTAATTGTACTCAAGCCCATCAACATATGAAATTACATTATCCTGAAGCAACAGGATCACGGTGTTTACTGGAAGAATACATTCATTTACCGAATGATATCGAATATCAGTACCACATTTAATT